TCCGAGGAACTACGGTTTACGTAAAGAAAAACAAGAAGTATCAGAAAAAGGCAAAAGCAAAAACTAAAGCCTCTGCAAAACGCATGGTAAGACTTCTGAGAAGTCTCAAAAGGAGAAAGAAATGATAAAGCAAAATGAAAAGGGCCAATGGGTAGTTACTGTTGGTGATAAGTGGGCAAAGTTTCCTACTGAAGAAGAAGCTAAGGCTCGATTAAAGTCTTGGGGTGAAGAACCAGAAGAAGAAGATCTTTACGAAGACGATGGCCAACCTGACGAAGCTCAGGAATGGCACGACTTCGATCCAGATGCCTAGAAAAAAGAAAGCCGCAAAAGCTCAGATTCGCTCAGCAATTCGAAGAAAACGAGCCGCAGGAAATCCTGGTGGCAAGCCGACATATGTTAGCACATATTCGAAGAGAAAGAGAAGTGGCCGTAAGAAAAAGTAGAAAGAAAGATCCAAGACTTACAAGAGTGGGTGTTTCAGGGTATAATAAACCAAAGCGTACTCCAAAACACCCAAAAAAATCTCATGTAGTTGTAGCAAAGGTTGGAAGTAAAGTAAAAACTATTCGTTTTGGGCAGCAAGGTGTTTCTGGCTCTCCAAAGAAAGCTGGAGAAAGCAAAGCCTACGCAGCTCGTAGACGTTCTTTTAAAGCCCGACATGCAAAAAATATTGCAAAAGGCAAGATGTCCGCAGCATACTGGGCAGATAAGGTGAAGTGGTAATGTTTGAGTCATTTGGGCTAAGTCTAGCAATGGGTAGAAATGACCCAGAATATTCATTTATTCATAAATTTGGAAGTAACCTCGCTCTTGCAGGAGCTCCAGAAACCATTTGGAGTGCAGGAGGCTTATACCCTTGGAGTTCTTTAACTGCTGCACAACCACTCTTTGTATTGAGTACAGACGGAGGTGATACTAGTACTCTTACAATTCAAGGACTTGATGCAAATTATGATTCTGTAAAGGAAACAATAACACTTACTGGTGCTACCGCAGTTACTACAGTAACTCCCTTTCTTCGAGTATTTCGTATGGAGTATTCTCATGAAAATGCAGGTACTATCACTGCACGAGTTGGAAGCGGAACGGGTACTGTAGTTGCTCAAGTAGATGCTGGCCTTGCTCAGACACTTATGGCAGTATATACAATTCCTCGTCAGAAGACTGGGTTTTTAATGAATTATACTGCAAGTACAGGTAAAGGCGATGACGCTTCTGTAGATCTATTTATTCGAGATCCTGCTATCAATGGTTTTCGACTAAAAAGCGAGACTAAAGTTTATCAAAGTAGTTTTAGGCAAGAATTTACTATACCCCTCGTTTTACCAGAAAGATCAGATATAGACTTTCGAGCAACTACAACAAGTGCAAATAGTGATTGCATTCTCAACTTCGATGTAGTTATAGTAAATAACTAATATGACAGATGAAACAAAAGTAACAAAAACAGTTGATGCAGAGATTGCAAAGAAAGACTTAAACGGAGATGGTCATATATCTCAAGAAGAATATGACCTCGATTTAGAATTTAAACGAAAGCGACTTGAGGATGAAGACGCAATGAGAGATGCCCAACGCGCTATGGCGTGGTTTGCATTGTTTGGTATGTTACTTTATCCTGCTTGTGTAATCTTTGCAGAATGGACACATCATAGTCAAGCAGCAGAAATTTTAGGAGATATGGCAGCAACATATTTCGTCTCAGTAGCAGCAATAGTAGCTGCATTTTTTGGAACCCAAGCATACGCAAAAAGTAAATAAATATGATTAGCAGGGAAGACATTGTTCGAATAGCAGGACCTAGCCCTGTCGGAATAGAGTTAGGAGTAGCAGAAGGTTACTTTTCCGATAGGGTTTTATCAAAAGTTAATGTAGCTCGCTGGTATTGTGTAGATGCCTGGGCGGGCGATAGAGGGCATACTGATGCTCAATATGAAAGTACAAAAAATCTTTTATCAAAGTACGATAATGTAGAAATACTTAGAATGAGATTTGATGAAGCACTTGACCTGTTTGAAGATAATTTCTTTGATTTTATCTATATAGACGGGTATGCTCATACAGGCCAAGAAGAAGGTCAAACATTAGCAGATTGGTGGCCAAAGCTTAAAACTGGCGGAATTTACTCAGGAGACGACTACTCCCCGCACAAGTGGCCAAAGAATGTAGACTCTATAAACAACTTTGCTAAGTCAGTAGATAAGAGAGTAGTCGTATACGAATTCGAAAATAAAAAGAACCCTTGGTCTCGTTATCCATCTTGGTATATAAAAAAATGACAATACAAATAAGTAGAAAAGATATTCAATCCATAGACTTAGTAGAACTACAGGCCGATACAAGATTTCTAAAATTGCCTGTAACTCCTTATCTAGACTTACTTGGAATAGAAGCACTACCTTCACAGGTAGCAATTATAAATGCAATTAACAATCCAAAGTATCGTTTTGTTTGTGCTGCTATCTCTCGTAGACAAGGAAAAACATATATTGCAAATATTATCGGACAATTAGTATCACTTGTACCAGGCTCTAATATACTAATTATGTCCCCAAATTACTCTCTTTCGCAGATTTCATTTGATCTGCAGAGAAACCTTATAAAGCATTTTGACTTAGAAGTCAGAAAAGATAATGCAAAAGATAAAGTGATTGAGCTAACAAATGGCTCAACAATACGCATGGGATCAGTAAACCAAGTAGACTCTTGTGTAGGTAGATCCTATGATTTAATTATATTTGATGAAGCGGCTTTGACAGACGGAGAAGAAGCATTTAATGTGTCTCTTCGTCCTACGCTTGATAAAGATAACTCAAAAGCGATTTTTATTTCTACACCTCGAGGAAGAAATAATTGGTTTGCAAACTTCTTCGAAAGAGGCTTTCAGGAAGACTATCCTGAATGGATTTCCATACGTGCGACTTATCTTGATAATCCTCGTATGAGTTCATCTGATATAGAAGAAGCTAGAAAATCAATGAGTGCAGCAGAGTTTAAACAAGAATATGAAGCGGACTTTAATACGTATGAAGGACAAATTTGGAGCTTTAACGCGGAAGAATGCATCGCGGATCTGTCCGAATTTAATACTACTGGAATGGATATCTTTGCCGGCCTTGATGTTGGCTTTCGTGATCCTACGGCATTTTGTGTAATTGCCTACGACTGGGACACAGGCAAATATTATCTACTAGACGAATACTACGACTCTGAGAAAACTACAGATAGACACGCAGAAGTCATACTCTCCATGATGGAAAAGTGGGACATAGACTATATCTATATTGACTCAGCAGCGGCACAAACACGATTTGACTTTGCACAGAACTATAGTATATCAACTATCAATGCAAAGAAATCAGTAATAGATGGTATAGGACACGTAGCAGGAATTGTTGATAATGATTGTTTGATTGTTGATAAGGGATGTACTCAGTCACTTATTAGCTTAGATCAATACCAATGGGATCCAAATCCAAACTTGCTACGAGAAAAACCAAAACACGATATGTCATCGCATATGGCTGATGCAATCAGATATGCGTTATATTCGTTTGAAACTGCAATGACAGGCTTCTAACGATAGGTAAGAAAAATAACATTTGACATAAAACCTCAACTTAGATATAATTTCGGTAATGAAAAATGGATTTGAAAAGAGACCTCGTAAAATACATAAGAGACAAAGCAAAATCAAAGTATGAAAAAGGCACTGAGTGCTATATTTGCGGAACAGACACAGACTTAGACTTTCACCATTTTTATAGTTTAAGTCCTTTACTCCATAAATGGGTAAAGCAGAAAAAAGTATTGCCAGAAGATGTCCTTGAGTTTAGGGATACTTTTATAGAAGAACACTGGGCAGAATTGTATGAACACACAGTAACAATTTGCCACGAGCATCATTTACAGTTACATTCAATTTACGGAAAAGATCCATCGTTAGGAACTGTTTCAAAGCAGAAAAGATGGGTAGATATTCAGAGAGAAAAACATGGCATGGTATAACAGGATTTTCGGTGGAGGCAACAAAATCGAAGACACCGAAGAAAAACTAAATCCTATCCAAGCCTACTTGGGATATGATAAACAAGGTTCAAGAGAGTTTCATAATAGCTACGAAATGTACTATGAAACTATCGAAGTGGTTAACCGAGCAGTAAACATGGTAGTGGACGATGCAGCAGAAATACCTGCTGTAGTTTTGCCAGTTTCTTTGCCTGGTGTTGTAAAAGGCATAAAGAGGGCAAAAGTAAATGCACTACTCAATGTGGAGCCGAATCCTTTTCAGGATATTAACACTTTTAAAAGGAATATTATTACAGATTACATACTTGATGGCAACATTTTCATATACTATGATGGCGCTCACTTGTATCATATACCTGCCGATAATGTCACTATTCATGCAGATGCAAGAACTTATATCGAGAAGTATACCTATAACGATGTTGATTATTCACCTAGCGAAATTATCCATATAAAAGAAAATTCTTTTCACGATATTTACAGAGGTGTATCAAGATTGAAACCAGCAGTGCGTACAATGCATCTGATGTCGAATATGAGACAGTTTCAGGATAACTTCTTTAAAAATGGAGCAGTACCAGGTTTAGTACTAAAATCTCCAAATACTTTGTCTGAGAAGATTAAAGAAAGAATGCTACAATCATGGGCAGTACGTTACAAGCCAGATGCTGGCGGACACAGACCCTTGATTCTTGATGGCGGTTTAGAAGTAGATAAAATATCTGCTGTAAACTTTAGAGAGCTTGACTTCTCTAATGCAATTCAAGAAAACGAAAAGATTATACTAAAAGCGATTGGTGTACCACCAATCATGTTAGATTCAGGTAATAATGCAAACATACGACCAAATATGCGTTTATATTATTTGGAAACAATACTACCTATAGTTCGTAAAATGAACTTTGCATTTACAAGATTCTTTGGATTTGAAATAAAAGAAGACGTATCAGAAATACCAGCTCTGCAACCAGAGTTAAGAGATCAATCTCAGTATTATTCTGCTCTTGTAAATACTGGAATTATTAGCCCAAATGAAGCTAGGGGCAACCTTGGCTTCGAACCTGTAGAGGGATATGATGACCTCCGCGTCCCTGCAAACATTGCTGGGTCGGCAGCAAACCCTGACCTAGGAGGTCGACCCATAGAAGAGGATAATACAGATGGGAGCAATTAGAAGACAAAGACAAAAATTACGCTTAGCAAGAGAAGTAGGACTATTCTTTGCAGAGCTAGGAAGCGTTCCTACTAAAAAGGAATACTCTAAGATGAATAACTTTCCAGCATCTTGTACAACTAAAGAAATTGACAGAATTGCAGGTTCTTGGAACAGTTTACTAAGTATCATAGAGAGGGAGCTTCCAGAGATTTGGGATCTTATTCATAAGCCCAATGTAGTAGAAAAACCAAAGGTTACGCCTAAAGTTGCGGTAAAGAAAACTGAACCAAAGCTAAAGGCTAAGACTGTGAAAACAGTAAAAACTGGTGAATAATGATGGAGAAAATTTTTAATCTCACATCTACTTTTAAGTCCCAACCCGCGGAGGATGGCTCCGTTATTATTCGCGGTATGGCTAGCACCAATGACGTTGACCGTGCTGGAGATTCTATTTCTCCTGAAGCATGGAGCAAAGGTGGACTAGGAAATTTTGAGAAGAATCCTATTATTCTTTTCAATCATGACTATGACCGCCCTATTGGTCGTGCTACTGGGCTTAAGGTAACAGAAAATGGTCTCGAACTCGAGGCAAAAATTAGCAAATCCGCACCTGCAAATGTGTGCGAACTAGTTAAAGAAGGCATTCTTGGAGCTTTTTCCGTTGGTTTCCGAGTCAAGGATGCTGATTATTTAAAGGAAACCGAGGGATTAATGATAAAGGATGCTGAGTTGTTTGAAGTGTCGGTTGTTTCCGTACCCTGCAATCAGGCAGCTACTTTCTCACTTTCGAAGTCTTTTGATTCGATGTCTGAATACGAAGAATTCAAAAAAACTTTCACAAATCGTGTAGATCTAGCCGGTCAGTCTCTGGCTAAGGATGAAGTTAATACTTCTAGCGTAGCTAGTGATACACCGGTAAAGGTGGAACAAGATTCCACACAAAAGGAGATACAAATGTCCGAAGATGTAAAAACTCCGGAAATCGACTTGGAAGCATTTGCTAAGAAAGTAGCAGAAGAAACTGCTGCAACTCTGGCAATGAAACAGGCCGAACAAAAGGCTGCTGAAAAAGCTGCCGCTGACGCTGAAGCCCTTGAAGCTGCTGAAAAAGCTGCCGCTCAGGATCAGCAGAAAGAAGCTGTGCGTGTTGGCATCACTACTGGTGCTGAGAAACTCATGGAAGATATCCGTAAGGAATTCGCAGATGAGAAAGCTCAAAGCACAGAAATTCTTGAAAAGTATAAAGCTGATCTTGAAGAGAAAGCTGCTGAGTTGGAAGCTATGCGTAACAGCAAGCGTGACTTCTCTGGCCGTGGTCGTCAGGAACTTAAGTCTATGGGTGGCGATCTTTTGTCTGCTCACATTCTTGGTAAAATTACTGGTAAAGGCTTCGACACTGCATATGCGAAAGATATGCTTGAAAAAGCTGGTGTTGACTATACCTCTACCACTGCTGCTGGTATCGATGTAATCGTTGCTCAGCAGTTCGAAGAAGAAGTTCGTCAGGAGCAGAAGATAGCTCCTATTTTCCGCGAAATTCAGGTTGCTTCCGGTGCTACTGTACTGCCATTAGCTCCTGATTCCAATGGTGCTTCTTGGAGTGCTGCTGGTATTACTGCTTCTTCAAACCAGTTGACTGATAACAGTGATAATAACTACTCTGTTTCTCAGGTCATCTTGCAGGCTCATCGTCTGATCTCAGGTACATTCATTTCGAATGACACTGACGAGCAGATCGTTGTTTCTGTTCTTCCAATGGTTACCTCTGCCCTGGCACGCGCTCACGCCGTTGCTATTGACAAGGCAATCCTTGTAGGTAACTCTGGTGGCTTTACTACTGGTCTTGTTGGTGCTTCCGGTACTGATAATACTAGCGGTTACGCTACTGCTTCGGCAACTACAGCTCTTGATGCTTCAACATCTGCTGAAGTTACCCCCGCCAACCTGCTGGGCATGAGGAAGGAAATGGGCAAATATGGTCTGAATCCTTCTGAAATTGCTTTCATCGTACCTACTGATGTATATTACGAGCTGATTGATGCCTCTGGCTTCACAGACGTAAATGAAGTTGGTAATGATCTGGCTGCCAAGCGTACAGGTGTTGTTGGTTCTGTATATGGCTCAATGGTTATAGCAACTGATCAGCTTGCGTACAATTTGGACGCTGCTAGTGCTGCTACATCCACCGCCGCTCTCGCTGTTAACATCAATAACTATGTAATTCCACGTCTACGTGGTGTTAACATAGAAACTGAATACAGCGTAAAAGATCAGCAGAATGTGATCGTTGCATCACAGTCTCTGGGCTTTAACGAGCTGTTTGCCAATGCTGGCTCCAACAAACCATCTATCCGCTGGGCTTACCAGTAATAGTTGAGACACTTGGGGGAGGAAACTCCCCCAAGTTTTTACTAAATGACTTATGGCTAACTTAGTTACACTAAATCAATACAAAGACTCAAAAGGAGTAACTACTCCTAAGGACGACGTACGCTTAAATTCTTTGATTACATCTGTGAGTCAATTAGTAAAAACTTATTGTGGAAATTCAATTATTGATTACTATACTTCTACAAAAACAGAGTATTTAAATGTAAATTGGGACACTCATATTGTACAACTTACAGAAAGCCCTGTTAATACAATTACTTCAGTAGAAGAAAGAAGCAGCTATAACCAAAGCTACATTCCTCTTACTACTGGAAACTATGAGTATTATTTAGATACTGCAACTGATAGTTTATATCGCACTACAAATGGCTCTAACTATAAAAACTGGTCAAAAGGCCCAGGTGCTGTAAAAGTAGTTTATACTGCAGGATATTCTTCTACACCTGAAGATTTAAAACTTGCAGTTTTTGATATGGTAACATACTACTTCAAAGAAGAGCATAAAGAAAGAATGACAATAGCTGGCGCAAGTTTGCAAAACCAAGGAAGTTCTAGCCTCTCAAATAATGTGTCTTTTCCTGACCATATAAAGAGAGTATTAGACTTGTACAAAAACTTCTAATGGCTAAACAAGTTGTAAGTAATTTAATTGATACAATATTAAAGAAAAATGTGTATAAGAGAGCAGACGTAGAAATTAGAAGGTATGCACGTAGCTTTGGCCATCTTCACACTATTTCAGAGCAAGATATTATAGATCTAATAGCTTATAATTCAGTAGTAATCTTACAGAAAAAAGCATTAGAAAATGAAATGGGAAGTGACCAAGGAGAAAGGATAGGAAACTTTTTGACTGGAAACAAAGCTTTCTATAAAGAGGCAGAAGACTTAGCAAAGTTTATTTTTCAGAACTATGCCAAAGAGTATAATACAAATATAAAAGGCGGGAAAAAAGAGCATTTAAAAGCTGTAAATAATGGAAATGAAATTATAATATATCAAAGTACTCTAAATGATAATGCTTTGAGAAACCCAATTATAAGTTTAGTAAAAAATAATGCAAAAAATTATGTAAAATTAAAAGATTTAGCAAAAGAAAGTAACTTAACAGATATGGGCAGAAGAACCCAATTTTTACATAAAGGAGGTACAGTTGGTCTTCTAACTCTGGATGCTTTAGGAGACGCTTTAAATGGTAAAACGCCAGCTAAAGAAAATAATACTTTTGTTAGATCGGATAAAATTTTACAAACAGAAATTGATAAAGCATTTGAGGATGCAGTTAGTACAGCAACAGGAAAAAGTATTAGTACCACTGCTCTAAGAAAGGCCAAAGCAGCTGGAAATACAGTAATTAGCAATTTAATAGAAGAATTAGCAGTTAATTGGGCTTCTGATGAATTATTAAACTTTTATGGTTATGATAAATCTATAAAATTTGTTGGAACAATTGGACCGAACACAAAAAATAAACCAGGAGAAGAATCATCTGACTGGTCAAATATTAGACCAAGAATAGAAAAGGCAATTATAGAGGAATTTCAAAAGTCTCCAGAACTAGTGCAGTTTGCAACTGCTGAGGCTAGTATTCCTCCAGCTACTAAAATAACAAGGGCAGCTTTTCATTCAATTGGTAAAGAACTAAAAAAGAAAAGTCATAGAACATTACAGGTAGAGCTAAATTTAGATAAACTAGAAAAAGCCCAAAGATCTTCTGATTCTTTTGTTTCTAAAAGAAGAAAGAATGTAGTAAAAGCTTCTGTAGGTTTAGGTATAAAAAGAAGTGCTCGTGTAACAGCAAAACCAACAAGACAAAATAATAAGCAATCAAATATTAATCAAGTAGATATTTTAAGAAGAATAAATAAAAACTTAAATAGAGTAGTTACAGCAAATATGAAGTACCCTGCTTTAGAAAGTCAGACTGGAAGATTTGCAAGTTCTGTTAAAGCAACCTCGGTATTAGTAACACCACAAGGATTTCCAAGTATAGGTTATACTTACCAAAAAAATCCTTACCAAGTATTTGAGTTAGGACAAGGAGAAAAGCCTTGGGCTACAAGAGAACGAGATCCAAGAACTATTATAGATAAGTCAATTAGGGAAATTGTTGCAGACTATGCAGTTGGAAGATTTTATACGAGGAGAGAATAATGGCTGTTAGAGATTATACAAGTAGACGTCAAGCAATTACAAATGCTCTAGCAGAAAAATTATCGACTATAGACGGTACAGGAGAGTACCTAACAGATGTAAGCGGGAATGTAAGTCCAAGACTTAAATTCTTAGATGAAATACAAGAGTTTCCTGCTATACACTTAAATGCTGGTTCAGAAGTAAGACAGTATCAGGGTGGAGGGTATAAAGACAGATTTTTAAATATAACAATTCGTTGTTATGTACAAGAAGAAGATGCAGTAGACGCATTAGATAAACTTTTGGAAGACGTAGAAACCTTATTAGAAGCAAACTCTAGCTTAAGGTATGTTGATAGAAGAGGTAATGCACAATCTACTTTAAAAAACACTATAATTAGTATCGATACTGATGAAGGTGTACTCGAACCTTTAGGGGTAGGAGAAATATCCCTAGAAGTTCAATACTAGAAAATACTGGCAGGAACAAACGTTCACGACCAAGTCTTTTCAAGATACATAGGAGAAAACTATGGCAGAACAATTATATTTTAGTCGCGATACTAAGGTGTACATTGAAATTGGTTCAGCAGTATGGGAACTTCCTGTACTCGACGGATTCAGTTTCTCTCAAGCGACAAATACGTCAGAAATTACTCTTGCAGAGATGGAAGACTCCACCGGAGTCAGCCGCAGAGGTCGTAGGGCATTTAATGACTCTCTAGCTCCTGCAGAGTGGTCTTTTAGTACGTATGTACGACCTTTTATTGCATCAGGAACTGTAGCAGGCGGTGGTGTAGACGATAGTTTAAATCATCACGCAGTAGAAGAAGTTCTATGGGCTTTGATGGCAGGTGATGCAGCTTATACTGCTCCTGTAGATACCACAAGTGATGCGGACTTTACAGGGTTTACTTATGGTACAAATGCTACTACTATTGATTTCGACAGTTCAAATAAATCAACTTTAGGAACAGCAAATATTTATTTCACTCTTGGAGACGCAAATAAGAAAACTTATAAATTAAGTGGCTGTGTTGTAAATGAAGCTTCGATTGATTTTGAAATTGATGGACTTGCTACAATTAACTGGTCTGGCTTTGGCTCAGATATTACAGAAACTAGTCAGCCTACTGCAACAGTTTA